TAACTGTGTTTTCTGAGTAGTTCGGCAAACTGCCGACCCACCAGCGTGGTCACATAGCTAGGGTGAACACCTTTGATCCTACGTCCGGAGACACGGACCAGGTAAACCCCCTCGCAATATGCTGGTGGACCGTGTCTTCCTTTCGGGGAAGACGTTTTGCGAATTTTGCTAAAGTTTCGCTAACTATTTCCATCCGTCCTAAATTTTGCGACCAAAATCTCGGGATTGGAAAGCCACCTACGTCTATCGGTGGTCTTGAACTCGTTTCCTTGAGTAAAAGCACGCTGCGCGCACTATTTGTCCTACTGTTTGTATGGCCTGACCAAGGCCTTTCCACTGTTCATAACGCCGCTAAGCTTGCGCTTAGGGCGCCAAGTGCTGGGTGGATCCAGCCCTTGTTTTCGCCGTACCATGCGGCAACATCCTGCCCCTTCTTCATCGTTTTCTTCATGAAGTTTGCGATGATTCCCCAATGCTTGGGATTATCCATAACAGTGGGGAGATGTGCGACCCTATTGAAGATCAGGGCCACACCGAGCGGGTTTGCCATTGGTGTGACGGTTGGTCTCGTCATGTCTTGCGTTTTGGCTTCAATAATGAGCTGTGCATTGAGACGCAAGATGTCGAGCTGGTTTGGGGTGGCGACCTTCCAAACGTTGATGATTGCGGGCATAGAATAAGTCTTGATAATATCTACCCGCCTTCGAAAGGCCATGTCCGTTTCGTCTGAGGGCTTCCAGTACTGGTAAAGTCCCTGCTTCAGGGGCCTTTCTACTCCACCAATGGCTGAACCAATGATGTCGTATCCAGTGTAACCGTCGATCTGGACGTTTGAGCCGCCGCGATAAAGCATGCCGACTCGGGTGCCACCGTCTTGCAGTGAGTTACCCTCATATGAAATGAGCTCACCCATGGCACACACGTTATAGGAGTCAACAAAGTCGAATGACGAACGTGCGGCGTTCGGGAATTTGGGCGTGTACCTACCGATATACGCCCCTGCCTCGAACTGAATGGTGAACTTCACCTCAATGGGGTGAATGGTTTTATTGCCAGAGCCGCCCCCATCCACTAACTTCATCCTGATACCAATCGGGTTGTCAGGGGTGGCATTTTTGAACGTGCCACCAAGTGTGGTGAGAGCGCCAGCAATGGTGAATGAGCCCGACCAGATATTATCTGCACCAGGCATCGCCGTGGAAGTATGGGCTATCGTTCCAAACCTCGAAACGATCTGGAAATCGAATTGCGTTCCTGTCGCCATGTCTGACGAATTGATGACGGAATAGCCAAAGGACATAGCTGTTTGTGTTCCGTCTTCTTTCCCGGCATAGGGGATGCCATAGAATACATTGCCATTCACGTCTACGCCCAGGTTCAGCGGTCTCCCGTATGAATCCTGTTCGTCCGTGTAAGTGGCTAGACCCATGATGTTCACCCAATTTGAAGTATCGATCTCGGGAACGTTTGATGTCAAACTTTCATCGATGTCTTCCCTTCCGAGAGGCGGAAGGCCAACGCAAGCGTTGAAGGGTGAGCGCACACGAATCTCTGCGCTGACCGGGCCCGTTAGGGCTGACTCTGATGTCTCCCAAACCCACAGCGGTGCTGTTAAGTTCGGGTACATGATGGTTGATGCATAGCCGTACCGAGGGTCACTCGTCACAAGCTGTTTCCCGTAGGGGATGGTGGTCATGTACTTCAAGCGGAACATAGTAACCTGCTCCGGTTGTTGCCTTGGGTAAGGGACCATAGGCTTTTCCTCTTCCTCCATCTCCATGGGATTGATCAACTGGGATGCGAAAGCTTCTGCTAGCTTCGCGAGCATCTGATTTGACCGCAGTCCTTTGTGAACCATTTTCTTCTTTTTGTGGCGTTTGGAGAACGAGCCACGGGGCATCGAGACGACAACAGTGGGCTTGCCGCCTTTCCCTTTGCGCACCGTCGCCTTCGCGTGCGTCTTTTTCTTATTAGATCGTTTCTTGTTCTTTGCAGGTGTTGACTTATCTTTGATTATATACATCGTCAACATATTCATGGTAAAACGTCGTTATCAGGGCCTCGGCGATGTAATGGCCCGAATAGAGCGAGTAGATCTCTCCTAATGAACAGGCGAACTTGGCCTTTCCGGTGAGCTTGATGTACTCGCGATGTTTCGTGAGGAACCCTTCCCAGATTGCTCTGAAGATCGGGTCCGCTTTGCCGTTGTGTTTGGTGAACATAAGTGGAAATGCGTAGATTGCTCCAGCGCACCAACGCTCCAAGCGTTGAACTTCTGACCTACCTCGCTTAATCCATTCCATGATCGCTAGGATTCTTCCTCGAGGTAAGACAGGCCACCATTGCTCGGCATACTCGTTCCACACGAAACGACGTCCTGCAAATGTGACCCCCTCCGGGCCACCTGGTTCTCCTTCTAGTGTTGTCGCCCAACCGAAGCTGTTGTAAGCTTCCAACATCTGCTGGAAACTCACTGGCGAGTTGTGTGTGTAGAAGCTCATATTATCATCCCCTAGCACCCTTGGTTGGATGTGTTGAAAGAAACACTGGTAGTTCCACTGATTTCTCGGTGTGTGTCTAACCCAACCCATGAACATCACGAAAAGGTTCACGAATCCGTTCAAGATAACGGTATCCGCACGTCCGGAGTGGTTCATGCAGGTTGGTTGGTAAAGAACACCAGTGAGCGCTAAATAAATAGGGGAGAACATAAGCCTCCATTCGTGGCGGACTATCCGCCACTTTTCTTGGTTTGTACAAAGGGCCGTGAGCACATATGAATAAATGAACATGAATGAAAACGCCATGTTCTTATCGTACTTTGAAATATCGAATGCTCCTAGGGCGCCCTTTGACGCTTTGTACAACATTTTTACAAATTGGTTCCACTTGCCTCGATAAACATCCATGCCTGCGCACTGGAAGTATTTGAGCGACTTCGCCAAGCGATACATTCGCCCAAGGAACCTCCCGAGCAACCTTCGGGTCATGAAGGTGTAGGGCAATGGTCCTGCATCGTACAACCGCGTCTTCTTTGCCATAACGCGGGGCAGATCTCTCAACTCGATCTTTGGGTTCTGCTTAAGTATAAAGAGCAGGGGGCAGGTTGAACCAAGGGATTCCCAATCGGCCTCAAGGATTTCAGCTACCAATCGTGGATTTGCATCCATCAGATCGCGCTTCGTCCGTCGGCCTTTCGGGAGTAATTCGGCAAGTCCTATGCCAGGAGAGGTGTTCATCGGCATTGATTCCATTAGCCGCTCACCCCCCTCAGAGAAGCCCTCCCAGGCTTCCTGTGGTGTCAGAAAATCAAACTCCAGACCATCAGCTTTGAAGAACGAGATCATCATATCAGTCGCTGCTGCGACTTCATCTTGATTCCAAGCTTCGGATTCGAGCTTAGAGAACTCCGTCAGCTGAGTGGGAATAATGTCTGGGTGAATTCGTGCGGGTGCGTATCCTGATCGATCGTCTAACCGCATATCAGCACTAAAACCCTCCGTGTGACCGGCGCTGTCGAGCTTTTGCTCCGCGTTCCTTTCACCATCATAAGGTTCCTCTTCATTCAGGGGAGGCAAGTTGGATAGAAGCTGGGAGAGGGACTCGGCTCGGTCCCCTCTGTTGTACAGAACATGTTTCACCGAAACCTCTTGCGAGGATTCCTCCCAACAACCTTCCTTTTGCTCGCCACCCTGGTGGTGAGCCCACGTATTCCAATCATCATCTGCAATAATGGTGGACGTGGGTGTGCTTGGTTGTGCCGTCGCTATTATTTTAACGCCCGCGACGAGTAACGCTGGATCCGACGGTGGTGGTCCCCATTTGAACCCCGCCAACCGATAGAGACCTATTGGGATTTGGTAGGCGAGGGGTTCCGAAAACCCTTCTCTCCTACTACCAGGACTCCCGGGTCGCCAACGCTCGGAACTTTCGTCCACTTGAGCGTGGCCTCTCTTATCGCTCGATGGACGCGACCGGAGAGGGGAATCGACATGCTATGATGGGCTTCATAAGCGCCAGTGTGCATGCCGACGGGGAGATTGGTTGCCTTGTCGTACAGCAGCGCGCCACAAAGGCCAGGCTCGCTGTCTGCTTCATACCAATAGCAACCGTCGTCCACGTTCTTTGCATACTTTAAGTTCTGCATATAGTACGCGGGCTTCGTCGGATGGTGACCTACTAAAAAGCCGGCTTTGTATTCGCCAGGCTTTAGGTCAGGGGCAATGTTGGTGAATCTGGGCATTCCATAAAGAGCAGGTGGAATCTTCACCAATATGAGATCCAGGTTAGCCCCCTTCGTCTCTTCACCTTCTTCATTTTCAATGATGATGGGTGGGTTTTCTTCCAACCACTTTGTCAGATCGACGAGGGCGGAGCGACCTTTATCAGAGGAGCAGTACACTTCTCCGAGATTGCGGAAGTGCTTTGGCATCACCCAACAACCCTGGAAGATCGCAGACTGGCCCGCCTTCTCCTCACTGCCGAACTGCTCTTTCGTTCGTAGGACAATGAGGTTAGTGGCAGGGGCCGTACTGTTAAGAACATGGCTCTCCCATTCCTCCTTAGGCGGACTCCAAAGGACCTGGTCTACCTTGAGGCGTTGAACGGCTGCTTGACCATCGACTGAGACCTCCATCTCATCGGGTTGCTCAACTACGGGGGCGATGGAGTCTCCTCCTGCTGTATCCGCCGTGAGCAATTCCACTGAGTGGGTCTGGAAGTCGACAGAGCCATCGAGAACCACGTTGCGCCGAAGGGTCGGAGGGAGCTTTTCAGCTACCTCAGCGGTTTGTCGCTTCAGCTTTTCGCGGCGCGCAACGATTTGCCGCAATTGCTGCTTGACCGGGTCACTAAGGGGTATCCCGGCATCAGAAGCCATCTTCTCGTATTTCGACGGAGCTGGCTGCCTTCGCCTGGGACGAACCACAACTTGGTGATGACGTCCTCGTTTGTCAACATAGTTGAGATTATAGGGCTTATCCCCAACCACGCTGGCAAGCTTTCGCGCTGCGTTTTCATTTCCACGCCAGCGCGCCCATTGCTCGTCAGGCAACTGGAACGAATCGATATCCGCGCGCTTGAAGAGGGGGTTACCCTCGACAGTCGCTTCGGATCCTTCGTAGATGAGCTCATACCACCCATTGTCCTTCCCAAATGTACTCGGGACTGCATCCTTTTCCACCTTGGTCGGAGTAGGCGGCATATAGACCATTGACTTGGTTTCAGCCATCTTGATCCCTTCCAAGAGGTTCCTCACACTCTCGGGTGATGCACGCTTGACCTTCGCATCCTTCTTGTACTTCTTGGACTGCGAGTAATACGCAACGATGAGCACAAACGCTCCCAATGCAAGCACGGTGCCCAGCAAAAGCCACTTATGGGCGACGGCCTTTAAATAAAAGCTCTTTCCAGCTTTCGAAGTGGCCTCGTATAGACTTCTACCGAACTCCATGCCCGCCGCTTTGCAGCGTAGGAACTTGGACTTCTTGGAGGCTGAGCGCAATGCCGGCTCTTCCTCAACTTCCGTTGAGGATTCGTCATCGGACTCAAGAGCCTCTCCATTTTCGCCCTTCTTATGCTTCTTAAAGGACTGCCTACGAAGAACCTCTTGTCGGACAGGTTCCCACAGGACTTTGAACCACATTCGGCCTTGGACTGAGTCTTCCACCTGGCGCAAGCCTTCGGTGAAAACATCAATTTGCCACTTTTCAAGCGACGTCCACCACGCAACATCCCAAATTTCAAGGGCCGTCTCCATAGAGCAACGGGGGAATGCAAGAGGTTCGAAATCGTCTTCAGACTCTTCCTCCTCCTCTTCCTCTTCTTGCGTAGCGCCCGCTGTGTGGAGCGACATAGATGCAAGGCTTTCGAGAGCTTCCTCCATCTTGACCTCAGCTTCCTGAGAGGCGGCGTACTCGCTGAGAACGCGAGCAGCGCGCTGGCCGAGCAATTCACTCGTGTGTGACAGATCAGTGAGCTCATCAAGATTGCTCTTAACGAACTCTTCCGAGGCTGCCACCTGCGCACGCTTCACACTAGTACCTTTGCCGTGGTAATAGTTCTTCTCTATGTGAATAGCGGTGCAGAACAGGCCATGATTGTCACTAATGGGCTTAGTGAAGTTGCATCCCGGGGCGCCATAGCGAACCTGCATATACTCATTCAGAGCGATCACAAGGTTCTTCCCCTCCTTCTCAGGAGTGGGCACTAGGGTTCGGAAGTATGTGTCCAACCAATCCATAGCGGCAGCAATTTCTGCTGCTTTCACAGTGGCACCACGGCCATAGCCTGACCAATCCCAATCGGGAACAGCTTTCTTGAACGACACTCGCCTAAAGAAATCGCCTGTCGGCGACTTAATAGGGAGTTGGTCGTATTCAGGTACTCGCCTGAACCCGAGACGGCGCTGGATCAGCGCCTGGAGTTGGCCTTTGGCACAGGATGTCCTGTCAACCTTTGGATGAAGGGCATCCAGATAAGCCGACTTGAAGAAGTTGGCCTTTCCTGGCGTATAGCCAGATCGCCACCCTGTTTTCATGACATCAGTGACTCCTGGCATCCATGCTTCCCGTACAGGAACTGGATCTGAGTTACCAGAAATAACCACCGAATGGTCGAGAGGACCAGAGGGTGGCCCAGGTCGGGGCTTGCCCGTGGGGCGAGGATTGCGCGGCATCATGTGCTTCTTGAATCGTTCATCCAATCTGCGCAATTGGGCCCTGCGGGCCTGGAGCTCGGCGATTTGCTGCGAAAACCACTGTTTAGCTAGCTCCCGCTGCGTTTCAGCGTCATCTTCCTCCTCGTCTGATGTAGTTGCCTCAACATCATCATCATCCGAAGAAGTCGACTCAGATCCTGGAGCTCCAGGGGGTGTTCGTTTCATATGCTTACCAAACTGCGAACCTTTTGTATTCGCAAGAAACGACTGGCGGTAACGCTCACGTTCCGCATTATACCATGCTTCCATGTCCTCCTCCTCATCAGAGTCTGATTCCTCCAGAGGAGAGGGTGCGGGAGTTGGCTTCATGTGCTTGGAAAAGCCGATCACTTTCGCATCTCGAACTTCCCCATTCACTTTCACCAGGGCTTCCCGCAAACTAGTTGCTGGCACTTCCACGCTAATGTGGCGCATTAGCTCGCGCACCTCATCCGCCTGTTCGGGTAGAATGGCGCCGGTGTCGACGAACTCCTTAATAACGCGCTCTCTATGTTTACGCAATCTTCGCTTCCTTGCGTTGCGTGAGAGAACCGCGCCTGCTGGAACTTCAGCATCAATAGTGTCCGCTTCGCGAACCACAGTGCGTGGTGCAGGCATCGAAACGATGCGGTTATTGGTTCGGTGGATTGGCTTCTTGCGAGTGGTTGTCCCCTTGCAAATGATCTTTCGACCATCGTCAGCGGTGACCTCAACAGGCACAGTTGCCTCCTCAGGCTCGAACTCCATAACATGAGCATTAACCGATTTTCCCTTTCGGCCGGTGTTCCACGTTCCCTGAATTTCGCGCTTCAGCGATTTCATGTCCTTAGAGAACTTCTTCAAGTTCAGGGTCGTGAACGATGCGCTACCCATGGTCATCCCTGGGGGTAGCTTGTTTTGAGCGAGCTCGCCTTCTTGAGAACTATCCGACGAATCGCTCGCAGAAGCTGACGTCATACCTGTTCCGGTACCGTCATCTTCCTCTTCTTCCTCCTCATCTTCCTCCGCCACTTGGATCATTGTCTGACGAAGCTCTTCCTCCTCATCCAATTCCTTTTGCTTGCCCTTTCGGGCAAGGTAGTAGGCCTTGATTTCGTCGGCGCAATCCTTGCGGGCCAATGCCCATAAAGAATCGTTATTGAGCTTCTCCTCACGCTTCTCATTCACCTTTTCAAGCTTACAAAAAGCGCGTCGGAGCTTCTGACGAAGTTGGGCAGGCATCTTCTGATACTCCTTGGGCATGAGCATAGTCACACGAGTAATCTCGTCTTGCAACTTCTTTCCCATGGAGCCACTAATAGGCTCTCCATCCATTGTTAGCCTCATTGCATCTTGAGTTTCCTTGATACCCATGATAACATCATGCAGACGCTTGTCGCGCATTTCGGGGCCTTCTCCGACTTTTTGAACGTGGCGATTAACCACCACGTAATGGTTGCCGCTCGTGCGCGCAACCTCGGAGATTCGACCAGCGTTTAGCTGCAACAGAGTTGGACACATCAAGGCGTAGTCGAGGGTAGGCTTACCATAAGCGCTTCCTTGACGCATCTTATAGACTTGACGCGTTCCCTCAGTATTAGTCTTCTTGAGGTTTTCTGCTGCCTTCACCGTGCATAACACTAGGCCATCAACATGAAGGTCATGGAGGTCACCGTCGTACAACAGTGTTCCTTGATGGAGCGGGGTATCAATCCAAAGCATACCCATTTCTTCGTCGAGACGGGCGTCTGGGTTAACATACGTTTCATACGCACCCGTAACCCAAGACATCACTTTCTTGATTCTACTGCTGCTGTCAACAAGAGCTGAGACAGACTTAGCAAGGTTTCCTGCGACCCCAATGCTTGACAACATCGGAGTAGCGTAACCTAGCAGCGTGCGAAGGATGTTCTTGGATGTTCCTCCCTTCTCTTTCTTGGCGTTCTTGGCAAACTCTTTATCTTTGTTAAGTTCTTCAGCCAACTTCGCCTTCGCTTTCTTGTCGCGAGAATACCTCGTCAAGACCCACGTCAATCCCACTCCTGTGAAGAATGAGAAAAACATGAACCAGACGCTGTACCGACCCTTAAGGTAGTAGGAACCATGGGTGCAGACTTTCTTATCCACACGGTACCAGAATAGAGCAAAAATGCTCGATATTCCCCACCCTATACCAAAGGCGGGTAGTCCCCACAGCCCGAAGGCCAGTGTCGTCGCGACAGCGACGGTACTCCAAATTACGGAGTTTGAGTAGGTCCAGAGAAGGCCCCATGTCGGAACAAAGGCGTTTTGCGCCTTCTTCCATAGGGGCGTCCTTTCCTCCCGCTCTTCCTTCTTGCCTTTCAGCTCAGGCGGGGGGTTGAGGAGACACTTCAACTCTGGAGGTGTCTTGATTTTGGGGATTATTTGTTTAGTACTCAGCGTTCGTGAAGCGCTGAGCCAGAGCCAATCCCATTGGGCTCCGGGGGTTGCTTCCCGCACGACCCGGGGGATTTCCCACTCCAGGTCCGCGGACGTGTCGCTCAAAAATTGCATTAGAGCGAGGGCGACGTTCTCGGGTTGAGCATCATAATCAGAGCGAGACGCCTGAGTGATCAGAGCCTCGATGAGTAGACGATCCTGAGTCTCCTCGTCCAGGAGCTTTCTCCCGAGTTCGTTGCCGCGGATGCGTTGTGCCAAATATAGCGTCATTAACGCTTCCAGAACCTTCCAGAGCATGATCCGCTCATGGGAGTCGGAGCTCGCCAGCAGCGTTAGAGCCCATGCAGTTTCCTGCACGAGATTCAGAGCCTTGCTGGGGCGCACGCCGTGAATAGCCGACTTTGCCAATCGCATAAGAAGGCCAGCGAATTGATGGTAACAAATTGCACGTTGTCCCATCTTCGTTGTGGCATGAATGTGCGCAAGCACGCGTCCTCGGTGTTCCCCACCTTCAGTGTGGACCACGAGCGCGTCGAGATGACTGGTTTCTGGGTTCGCCAGCTTCAAGGCTTGGCAGAACTTTTGGATCACATCCTTCGCTTCGTCTTTGACAGCAAGCGCGGCCAAAACCGCTACTTGGTCAGTGATATCTTCAGAGATCATATCCATGGGCATTGCAGGTGTTGTTGTAACAGTTGTTTTAGTAGACATTCTCATAGACCCTTTTTGCGACCACACGATCATCCAAGATTGGGGCAAGGTGTGCACTCCCCCCCCAGCAGCTAGGTTCCTTGGCGGGTAACCTCACTCGTTTCCTCCGTCGGGAGGACATCATAAGTGTGCTGGGTGTCTTGGCGCCAGACTAGGCGCAACCCGCGTTTCTAATTCATAACGGAAATAACTTCTGTCTTTATTTCTTCCAACATTCTATTGTGCATAAGAGCACCAAGTTGACGAATGTCTTTACCTTGAAGAAATACTAACGTTCATTACATGTCTTTTTGCCTTCGCGACGGGGATGCTTAGGCTCACGCTCATTAGAAACGTTGAGGGCGCAACCAATACTGGTTGTTTCACCGCATTCAGTGCGGTTTACGTTGGAGCAGCAATCACCTAGGTGACACCGCTACACGTAGCTTGTTCTCTAGATAGATCATAACGGGGGAAAGTTTATCCTCCACGCCACCTCACCTCGCCCAACCCACCGCGGGTTGGCTAGAGCTTCCACATCGCTTGACGACATCACTGCAGTTTTCACCACAACAACGCTCGCCGCAACGACACAGTCGTGAAACAAGTTTCGTTTTCTCAAAACGATAAAAAAGAGAGCTTCGATGCAATGCATATCGAAGGGTTTTCCACGTAACTACCGTGTTGGACTTACATCGGGCTGCCAGCTTACGGAACAGTACTAGTGAGGGCTACTCACTTTCCATGTTTTAACACAGGGGGGCTGTGACCTCCCCGCGCCGTCTGCAGCCTGGTACAAAGAGCACCGAGCCGCTAAGCCAGCTTATGTGTCCCGGTGGGAGCAGCCATTGCTGCCC